CGGCGGATGTGCCCGCGCCGAATGTCACGTTCTCGTACGTGCCTGCCTCTGTGCTGTTGTCGGATAGGTACACGTACCGCGACTCACCCGCCAAGATCTCAATGGCCTGAAAGCCGTCAATGTCCTCAACGAAGAAGCTATCCGCTCCCATGTTACGGAAGAGAATGTCCGTTCCGGTTGATCCTTGGTTGCCTGGTGGCAGCGTGACAACCCAGCCGTCTGCGTCCGGTGTGCAGTCCATGATACGAGACGCTGCGACGGTGCCATCACCCGGCACGGTGTACGGGGGCCATGATAGCGTTACGTTGGACTCGATCGCTAGCGCTGTGTAGCTTACGTCTGTGGGTTGGACTACGGTCCCAGTAAACGGCGATGTAAATGTGGGCATTATTGTGGCTCCTGAACGGATGTGTTCCTGTCAATCCTACGAGACGAGTCCTCTTTTGTTAGCTCGCTCATGGAATTTTTGTATAGCTGTGACCAAATTTGTAGCTTGTCCGGGCTCTTAAGGTACGGCTGCGCCTGCAGTAATGAACCGAACAATAGCGCTTGTGGTGCCTCGCGCGTGATCAGGTTCTCCTGGTTGTCGTCGGCGAGAGGTTGCACTCGGTTGTAATAAATAATCTCCACCGAGTACTCATCGTCAGGTATCGGAGCTAAGGCCCAGTGGTTGTAGTCGTAGTCTGAGTAGTACTTAGGCTGCGCGCTTGGTAGCTCGTTTTGAACCTGAGCCACGTAGTCTTGGCCGCGTAAGAGAACGGGCTGGCCGCCAATTTTCATGGACACAGTCTTGCGCCACCGGGCTGGCTTCTCCAGGGTCGCGCCCTGAGAGCCCGACAGCAGGGTTGTCTCAACCACCACCAGCTCCCAGAGTGTTTTTACTTGTGCCGCGATCTCTTGTTCGGCTAGCATGATCATCCTTGGGATCTGCTCTACAAACGACTGATCGTCCCGCTCAGAGTACCGTATGATGTCTTGGATTAGTGTGTCATATGTCAACACTGGTGCTGGCATGATTACCTCGAGTAGTAGGATACGTTAGGCGTCAACATCACCGGGGACTTGTCTCGCTCCTCAGCCTCAGCCTGCGACAGCCAATAGTTAGCCTGCCCGTCAAGGTACTGAATGCGGGCAAGATCGATCCCAGGGAGTTGTAGCGACATCTGGTGCGACAAGAGCTTTTGCACCGCCGCGATCCAGCGATTGGGCACGTACAGCTCGTTCGACAGATCTCCAACGTCCTCGATCTGCTTTTCGATTATCAGCTGGAACACCTGGAAGTCGTTGTTCGGGATTGGCCACAGGTACATCTGCGGGTTGATCTGGCGGTCCATCCAGTACTGTAGCGATCGATCGCTCTCAAATTGCTTGTTAGGAAGGTTCCAGTAGTCGTCACGGTTCAGGCGCGCGAGCGGTATGTCCTGCTGCGTATAAGAAAAAGAAAGTGCACGTAACGAGAACGTTGTTACTCCGGTATTGCGGATCCGGAAGTTGTTGTGGCCGGGGCTTGGCTCGACCGGGAAGTAGTACCACTCATAATCAGCCAGTGTGACCGTTGGCAGAGTGTAACGAAGAGTCCAGGTGACGCCGTCTTCACTTGTCTCGTACACTAGGTTCAACGTTTGGGCGCCGTATGAGTTAAACCCAACCTGGTATATGCGCTGCGATGCGCCGTAGTTCGCGCCGAACCAGTTGTTAAGAAGCGTTGACGTGCCGAAGGTTACCAGGTTGTTGTCGAACAGGTTGGGCGCGGTGGCGTTGCTCGTGGGCAGCGCCGCGGAGATCGCCGGTGTTACCAGGTAGCGCCAGTTAGCCTCACGCACGTCGACCGTGCCCTGTGGCAGGTTTATGATTGTCTGGTTCTTGACCGTGCCGGACAAGTAGTTCTCCAGCATCCACAGGTTAACGCCCCGGTTTGAGAGGTTCTGTAGTATGTAGAAAAGGGCTAGCTTGCCAGCGTCAATGTACTCAGGGGTTTGCTCCTCCGCGGGCTTTCCAGCCTCACGGAAGGCGAACTCAATCATCTGAGCTACGTTGACCTTGGTCTGGTTTGTGGTGCCTGAGTAGGCCATTACTTATCTCCCGCGTCCGCTTGTCCGCATTGGTGCGTTTGACTTGACACGCGATGGCAGGTTCTTCTGTGCCTTACCTGCGGCAACAAACTCCTTGCCCACCTTCTTGGGGATACCAAGAGTACTCTTCCCCTCGGCGGCGGCGTACATCGCGCCCATCTGGGCTTTTGATTTAATCGGCATCTTAGTATGCCTTGCCACCAGAGCAGTATTGACCAACGGCCTGTAAGCCCTTCATTAGATTTTTGCGTTCTATATCAGCGCGGGCTTTATTGGCGAAGTCTGTAAGATCAGAATTTTGAGCGTCAAAAGCATTGGAAGATGAACGCATGCGAGCTTCTGCGGCTTTCATTTGCTGTTCATTAACCGGCATCCCGTTAACTTCTCCGTACGCATATCTTTTTTTGGGCGCGTCATTTACGCTGCTGCCATCAGAAAACATGGGCATCTCTTCGGAGGCCATACTCATAGGAGCAGGAGCAGGAGCAGGAGCAGGAGCGATCTCCTCAACCATAGTCGTTGTCTCAACCACAGGCTTCATCTTCTTGGTCTTGGCAATTGCCTTCTTGTCGCTCTTGTCTTTCTTCATGCCAATTGCCTTGCTATCAAAGCGCTTGACCGTGCCAGCTTCCTTTTTGGAGCGGCCACCTTTTTTGAGCTTCAGCTCAGTCTTTGGCTCGCCCTTGTGCTGTGCAGACTCATGCTGCGAGATAGCTTTCTTGGCGATCTTCTTGTCTACGGCGAGGTCTTTCTTTTCCTCGGCCTTCTCCTCTTTTTTCATCGCCTTCTTGGTGACGAAGCCACCTTCCTTAAAGCAGGGCAGGTCGCACTTCATCTTTGGGTTTGCTTTGAATCCTTCCATGTTACTTCTCCTTACCTTTGTAATCCGGTTAAATAGACCGTGCGGCCGTCCTTTTTTACTGCTGTCAGTGCTTCATTCTTTAGTTTGCTCGGGTCGTATGAGACGTGAACCCATCCAGAGTCTGGAACGCCTTGCGTGTAGAACTCCAGGATAACCTGCGTAAACTTCAGATTGTCTGCGATCCACTTCGCCAACTCATAGTTCGACACGCCCGGTATCTCGATGTCCGCCGCCTGCCCCTTGCAATGATCTGATGTGGGGCTCCCGCCAACCTTTTGGTTAACCTCGGGCGCGCGGAACCCGGAGTTGCACTTCACGCCCTTCTTGAAGTGATCGCGCACTGGCTGCAGAACGTTCTGCGCGAGCGCCATGAGGGCCTGTACCTGCTCCTCGTTTGGCGTGTTGTCGATCCCGTGACGCAGCGCTGCCTCGCTCTTTGTCATCTCCGACAGTGTGAAGTTCGGGGAGAGGTTCATTTTGCTTGGTTGCTGCCTATTTTAATGCCGGTGATTAGACCAATAAACCCACCGACAATCGTCTGGAACGCCGGCATCAGCATCTCAAAGATCTTGTTGTTGTCCACTTTTTCGTCAAACAAGCCAAAACAGACGGATACTGTCATGCCCAAGAGGATCATCGACAAGGAAATGGTTGCGATGATCGTTATCCAAAATCCAAGACGTTCAAGGTTTGAGTTCATCTCTTGGCCTTCATGTCCATGATCTTCTCGAGCGTGCGTCCGCCGAAGTAGAAGGACATCACTAACATGCCCCACTGCCCCAGGAGAGACACAAAGTTGTCGGAGATGTCAAGCCCGGACGCGTCCATGATCACCATCGCCAGGTACGCGGTCAGGATGTAGATTAGCGTCATGGGTCGTATGTTCTTCGATAGCCACGAGTCGGAGCCCATGTCCGACTGAAGTCTCTTCGTTAGCTCTTGCGCCTCGACATTGTCCGCCTCAAGCTCCGCGAGCTGGCCCTTCTGGGCCATCTCCATCAGCTTCGCCTGGGCCTCGGCCTTGGCCGTTGGATCGGGCAGCACACGATCCAAGACCTTCTCGCCTATCTTCAGTATGGTGTCAATACCTACCATATTACTTGTCTGCCTTGTCCTCAAGCTTGTCAAATATACGGATGAGCATGCTCTTGATCTCGTCTATGTCGCGCTTGAAGTCGTCCTTGGTGACGTAGATCAGCGGCAGCTCCGCGATCCGGTCCTCGATGCGGATGATCGACTTTGATAGGCTGTTCAGGACCCAACCACCAAAGAAGCCGGCCAAGCCGATCGTTATGTTAATTAGATCCTGGGAGTCCATCAGGTTCCTTTTGTTTCAGTTGTTGTGACAGCTCAAAGAGCGCGGTCTCTTCCTTAATCTTGGCGATCATCTGGTACACCTCGGCGTATGGCCTGCCCGATAAATAAAACAAAACCTCGTTGATCGTGTCTACGGATAGCTCGTACTTGCTGATCATGGCGCGGATGTAACCTCAAAGGTTGTGGTGTTGTAGTACAGCGCCTTGAGCCCGGTAATTGCCACGCTACGAATCGGAGTGATGAACAAACGCGAGGTACCATCACTAGCTACCGGTGATCCTGATGCGTTTATCACGATGCTGTTCGCGTGTTGGTTTGTTGTTGCTGCTTGGTATCCAATTGCAATTGCCGCTTGGCCTTGGCCGGTGTCTCCTGCGGTATACCCAATAGCAACCGCATATGCGCTTTGGTTGAGTGATCCGGCGTAACCCCCAACCGCAACGGCTCTTATTCCTTGTCCGCTGTTACCCGCGAATTGACCAATTGCAACGCAAGAAGTGCCTTGGTTTG